TATCCTGTGGGCCGTGGTCGCCATTGCGCTCGTCGTCATCATCTTCGGTTTGTTGTCGTGCCTGTTGGGAGGCGGCGGCACGCTTGGGTTTCCCCGGCTCGGGCATTGAGGACTTGCCACCGATCCCGCCAGCGCCATCGATCTGCAAGGGGTGCTAACGCCATGTCGTTCTGGATTTTCATGATGTGGGTGTGCGGTGCTTACGTGGCTGGCTGGTGTGGACGGGCTATTTCGCCGCCGCTGCCCGATAGGCTCCGTCGTCCAAAATTCGCAAAAATCTCGAAAAATTACGCCCGTGCGCTGCGGGAGTAATAATTACGCCTCAATTAAGGGTGCCAAATAGGTGTCAAAGATCGTCCCTCAATCGCGGTCGGAATGGCTGCACAAGATGGGGACCAAGGAAGCGCAATTGCGGGAATTGCGCGAGCGACGGGCTTCCGACGCGGAGCGAACGGACAGTGCGCCCCGTGACGGAGAAGGGGCCGTAGCGGGCTCCGAACAGCAGGCGGGTGACGCAGCGCAGGCTGGCCCCCGTGGCGATCTTCCGGTTCGGCCACGGGGGCGTCCGCTGAAAAGTTTGGGCTACAAGCCCGCAGAGCCGTGGAAAGAGTGCAACCCGCCAGTGTCAAGGCGGACGTGGTTCCGGAGACGGAAGCGATGAGCATGTTTCGCGACTACCCGTTCGGCGAAGTCACCACCAAGGCCGAAGCGCTGGCCAACGCCGGTCACGAAGTTTTTCAGAAATTCACCTGCGCGGGCTGCGGCGCAAGGCTGACGATCGGCGAGCCGAACATCTTTCACGAGACCGGCACTTGCGACAAGTGCGAGACCATCACCGACATCAAAAAGCAGGGTTGCAACTACATGGTCCACATGAGGGTGCGATGAAGCCGATCCTCTGCTTGGATTTCGATGGCGTGATCCATAGTTATACGAGTGGCTGGAAGGGCGCCGACGTGATCCCCGATCCGCCCGTGCCGGGCGCGGCGGAATTCTTGCGGAAAGCCGTCGAGTTTTTCCGCGTCGCTATTTTTTCCAGTCGCAGCGGGCAACCGGGCGGCATCGACGCGATGAAGGCCTATTTGCTGTTGCGCGTCGCTGGACAGGGAGAAACCGCAAAGCATCCCGGCTGGTTCGAACGGATCGAATGGCCGACAGAGAAGCCCGCTGCGTTCCTCACCATCGACGACCGCGCGCTCTGCTTCAATGGCGATTTCGAAATCTACGACCCGCAAGCCTTGCTCGCTTTCAAGCCGTGGCATCAGCAATGAAGAAATCCGTCCTCAAGACCCAATGCCCGTTCTGCTACGGTCCGACCTCCAGCGCCAATGATCCCTACGGCGAACGCGTCCCGACAAGCGGCGATTACGGGCTGTGCCAGTTCTGCGGCGAGTTGAGCGTGTTCATGGACAAGGGCCAGCGGCTCCGCAAGCCGACGCCCAAGGAACGCGCCACCGCCGCCAACAATCCACCGGCCCAAGCGCTGCGCAAATCATGGTTGCAGGCGAGGCACGCATGACGACGCCCGCCGAAAAAGTCGCGATCGATGTGATCTTTGCCGCGCTCGATAGCGTGACGCACGGCCAAGCGCCGAAAAAGGCGGTCACGGCCAAGCTTACGCTGGTATTCGGCGTCGCGGTCTTTCTCTGCCGCGAGCAAGGCATTCCGGAAACCTTGGCGACGGAATTCCTGCAATATCGCTGGGACGAGTACGGTGAGCAATTCGGTCATGACGCGTGAACTTCTGATCGACGCCATCCGCCGCGAGCTGGAGCGGCAGGCCAAGGGCAGGCGGCTCCGATTGGTGCGCGGCCCGAAGCCGGATGATGTGCAGGTGTCCGGCGAAATCGATCTGGTCGCGCTCGCCGAAGCGCTGGCGCGGTGACGCGCAATGAAATCCTGAAACGTAATGCCTGCTTTCGTTGCTCGATGCGGTTGAACCAGAAAAAATGCCAGTACGGTTGCACCGATCTCCAGTTAAAGGCCAAGCGCGACGAAGCGCTAAGGGTCCACCGCGCGATCGAAGCCGCCAAGACGTGGCGCGCAATATTTCAGATCAGATGATCCGCGATTTCGTCGCCAACATGCACGAATACGCCAGCGTCCACAATCTCGGCAAGCCGACATTGCTGTTCGCTCAAACCGAAACCATGTTCGGCGTCGCGCTCGACTGGCGCGATTATCGCCGCTCCTTCGGTTTCCGGCGCGGGCCTTGGACCGGCGACGATTACGAAAAGCTGTGCAACGCTCTTAGGAATTGGTGATGCGCGTGCTGGTGTGCGGCGGTCGTCATTTTTCCGATATCGTGGGCGTGATCCGGACGCTTGACGATTTCCATGCCGAAAAGCGTTTTACGCTCGTCATCCACGGCGCCGCCAACGGCGCGGACCGGCTGGCGGATAGATGGGCGCAGTTGCGCGGTGTGCCGGTCCGTCAATTCCCGGCCGATTGGGGAAAATACGGCAACGGCGCAGGCCCGATCCGCAATCGCAAGATGCTGCGCGAGGGCAAGCCCGATCTGGTGATCGCCTTTCGCGGCGGCCGGGGAACGGCCGACATGATCGAACAGGCCCAAAACGCCAACGTCGAAGTGCAGGTTATCGAATGAGTTTCGCAGCAGGCCTGTATGCTCAATCATTGCTCTCGATGTCCAACGCGGACATCGGCGAACAGATGCGCAAGGGCGAGCGCGCGCAGGGTTTTGCGATTGTCCAAGAAGCCCCGTGGCTCGATTGGGATGACTGGACCGCTAAAACGATTATCTCGGTGGACGGCAGGCATGTGCGGCTGGTGGCGCTGGAAGCCAGAGAGCAAGGTCACGGGGCCTTCACCCGCCTGATCGGAAAAATTCAGGCCGCGAAGCTGGTCCCGGTGATCGTTGAGCCGAACCGGCTTCTGATCGATTGGTGCGAGCGGCATCACTACAGGTCGCGGCAGATCGGCCACGGGCGGCTCCGACATAAAATCTGGTATCCCCGGCGGTAAATCATGTTGATCTCGGCGGAAGATGCGGCAACGGAAATCATCCGGCGCAAGCAACTCCGCGCGCGCCTGCAAAGCTGGTGCGAGAGCCAAGGGTTCATCCCGGCCAAGCATCACCGCCTGCTGATCGAAAAACTGGAAGCCGTCGCTCGTGGCGACATCATCCGGCTCGCGGTGTTCATGCCGCCGGGCTCGGCGAAATCCACCTATACCTCGGTGCTGTTCCCGCCGTGGCTGATGTCAATGCACCCGAAAGCCTTGGTGCTGGCGGCCTCGCACACCACGGAATTGGCGGAACGCTGGGGTAGGCGGGTCAGGAACACCATCGCCGACAACGGCCTGACGCTCGGGCTCAATTTGACGGAAGACAATCAGGCCGCGTACCGCTGGAGTACCAAGGAAGGCGGCGAATACTATGCGGCCGGTGCCAATGTCGGCATCGCCGGGTTTCGGGCCTTGTTCGGCTTGATCGATGACCCGATCCGGTCCCGGCAGGACGCCGATAGCCTTCTGGTGCGCGATCGGCTGTGGGACTGGTACCTCAATGATTTCCGCCCGCGTCTGGTGCCGGGTGCCCGGCAGGTTTTAATTCAGTGCATGACCGGGGACACCGCCGTCACGATGGCGGATGGCGGCACGAAGCGGCTCGATGCCATTACGCCTGACGATCGGGTCCTGTCTTGGGATGGCCGCCGGTTTGTTACCGGCAATGTCAGCGCCGTCATTGATAATGGTTTTGATCAAACCTATTTGGTTAAAACGAACAGAACGCAGGTTCGGGCCAACGCTCGCCATCCGTTCCTCGTTTTAACCAAAGACGGCATGCGATGGGTCAGAACGAAAAACTTAGCCGCTGGAATGCGTATCATCCGGCAAGACGCGGCGACTATCGAGGCCTCACCTGCTCCGTCGATGGATGCGCGAGAGCCGCAAAATGTCGCGGCATGTGCAACAGCCATTACAGCAAGGCGATGTGGGCGAGTGGCCATCGGTCTCCTTCGGTCACGGCTGAACATAGGCTGCATCAACGCCGCAAATGGCGCTATGGAATTGATCGGGACGAGTTTGAGCGACTGCTTGCCGAGCAAAATGGCCTTTGCGCCATTTGCGGGACTGACGGCAGCGATGGCAGGCCCCGGCATTGGGTCACAAATCTTGTACCCGACCATGACCACGACACGGGAAAGCTTCGCGGCTTGTTATGCAACGACTGCAACCGGATCGCCGGACGAACTCGCGATACCGAGCTTCTGGAACGCGCCATCGAGTACATCCGAAATCGATACTGATGTCGTCACATCCATCACGACACACACCATCGAACGTGTGTTCGATCTCACCATCGACGGCACTCATAACTTCGTCGCCAACGGTCTTTGGACCCATAATACCCGCTGGCACGAGGATGATCTGGCGGGCCGGGCGCTCAATCATGAGCCGTGGGACGTGTTGTCGCTGCCCGCGATGGCCAAGCAGGATGATCCGCTGGGCCGCGCGCTCGATGAACCCTTGTGGTCGGATGACAGTTACGGGTACGGCGCGCAATTGCTCTATCTGCGCGACACCACGCCGCCGCGCGTCTGGTCGGCGCTGTATCAGCAAAGTCCCGCACCCGATGAAGGTGATTATTTCAAGGAAGAATGGCTCAAGCCCCGCGACATCATTCCGCACGCCTCAACCTTGCGCGTCTATGGCGGCTCGGACTACGCGGTGACGGCGGACGGCGGCGATTACACCGTGCATGCCGTGGTCGGCATCGATCACTTGAATAATATGTATCTGCTGGACATCTGGCGGCGTCAATCGTCGTCGGATGTGTGGGTCGAAGCCTTTTGCGATCTCGTGCAGAAGTATCGCCCGCTCGAATGGGCGGAGGAACACGGGCAGATCAAGTCCGGCGTTGGCCCGTTCCTCGAAAAGCGCATGCGCCAGCGGCGGCTCTATGTGAACCGCACGCAGTTTCCGACACGCGGCGACAAGGCGGTGCGCGCCCGTTCGATCCAAGGCCGCATGGCGCTCGACGGCCTGTATTATCCGAAATCCGCCAATTGGGTTTCGGATTGGCTGGCAGAAATTCTGAATTTCCCGGCGTCCAAGCACGATGACCAAGTGGATGCGCTGTCGCTGGTCGGCCAATTGCTCGACAAGATGGTGATCGGGAAGCTCGCCAAAGAAAAAATTCCGAAGCCGCCGGATGACGGCTACCGGGACCGTAAACCCAAAACCATAGATCACATGACGCTATGATCTCACTTGATGATCTCGGCAACTCCGGTCAGCACGACGGCGGTTATGACAAATATGACGGCTGGGACGCCAACGGCAACCAGCCGCCTTCCACCGTCCGGCGCCGCCGCGAATTCGAGAACTACGCGTTCGCCAAGGGCCGCGAAATCGACGAGCAACGATTGTCATGGCGCTACTATCATATCGATCAGTGGACCTCGGATCAGCTTCGCATCCTGAAACGGCGGTCGCAGCCCGCCATCACCTTCGACCGCACCGGGCGCAAGATCGACAGTCTTTCCGGCACCATCCGCCGCCTGCGCACCGACCCGAAGGCCTATCCGAATTCGCCGCAGGGCGAGAACGGCGCGGAAGTCGCGACCCAAGTCATTCGCACCATCAATGACGCCTCGATGGCGGAGGATTTGGAAGTCGAGTGCTGCCGTGACGCGCTCATTCACGGCATCGGGGTTTCCGAATTGAAGATGGCCAAGGGCGACAAGCAAGACCCCGATCTAAGTTTTGTCTATGTCGATCCGCGCACATGGTTTTATGACCCGCGCTCGACCAAGAACGATTTCCACGACACCCGGTTTCACGGCATCTACAAATGGGCCGACGCCGACGAACTGGAGGGCGTGTTCCCCGAACAGCAGGATTTGATCCGGCAGTCGATCTCCAATGACGGCGGCTACTGGACCGCGTTCGACACCGACCGCGAACCCATGTGGATCGACATCTATCACCGGGTGCGGCTGGTCGATCACTGGTACAAGGAAGGCAACATCTGGAAATGGTGCCTGCACACGGGCATCGTTGAACTGATGCGCGGCGAGAGCCCGTTCCTCAATGAACGTGGCCAATCGATCTCGAAATATCACGCCTTCGCCGCCTATATCGACATTCACGGCGACCACTACGGTTTGATCCGCCGTTTGCGCGGTCCGCAGGATGCCATCAACCAGCATCGCTCCAAGGCGATGCACATCATGAACACCCGCCAAATCAAATTGAAAGAGGGCGCGGTTGACGACGTTGAAGTGACGCGGCGCGAGGCCGCTCGCCCCGATGGCGTCTTGGTCTATCGCGGCGACAAGAACGATCTCGACGTGATCCAGCCCGAACAGGAATTCATCCAGCAGACGAATTATTACACCGACGCCAAGACCGAAATCGACAGCTTCGGTCCCAACCAGCAACTCATTCAGCAATTCGGGCAGAACGTTTCGGGACGCGCGGCCAACATGCTGCAACAGGCTGGGCTCGCGGAGTTGGGGCCGTTTTTGAAAAATTTCCGAATGTGGAAGCTGGAGCGCTACCGCGCGTGCTGGCTCGCGGCGCAAAAATTCTGGACGGCGGACCGCATGTTGCGCGTCGCCACCGACCCGCAAAGCTTGCAGGCCGTTTTCATGCAGATCAATGGCGTCACGTTGAACGAATACGGCATGCCCGCGCTGGTCAATGCGCTCGGCAACATCGATGTTGAAATCAAGATCGATGAAGGCCCCGACACCGAAACCGTGATGGGCGACATCTTCGATCTGTTGATGGCGCTGTCACAGAACAACGTGCCGGTGCCCCCGGCCGCGATCATCGAGGCCTCCAACCTGCCGATCTCGGAAAAGAAAAAGTTGCAACAGATGGTGAGCCAGCCCGACCCGATGAAGCAACAGGCCGCGCAACTCATGTTGCAGAAGGGGCAAGCCGACATCGGCAAGACGCAGGCGGAAACCCAAAAGGCCGGTTCGCAAACCATGCTCAACGTCGCCAAGGCGCGCACCCAAGGCCAGCCCGGCGCCCCGCCGCCGCCCAAGACACCGCTCGATATCGCGCAGCAACTCGCCGACATCAACGAGACCAACGCCACCGCCATGCACAAGCGCGCCAGCGCCACCGGCCTGTATCACAAGGCGCTGATCTCGCCGCTGCAATTGCTGGCCGATCATGCGCAGCGCAATGCGGACCGCGCCACGGAAACCATGCACCGCAACGCCGATCGCGTGATGCGGCAACAGCCTCAAGTGCCGGAATAACAGGGAGCGCGAGCATGACCGACAAAGACAAGACCCAAGAAACAACCCAAGAAAAAACCCCCGAACAATTCGGCCACAAGAACCCGCCGATCGGTCCGAAGTCCGGCAACATCGTGCCGGATTGGCGCAAGGATCGCGACTACGAGCAATTCATGCCAACGCCTAACCTGTAGGAGGACGCCATGTTGTCACGTCGCAGTATGTTTGGGTTGTTGGGACTGGCGGCGTTGCCAGTGGCGGCGGAAGCCAAGCCGCAAGCGCCCAAACAGACCTTCCTCAAGGGGCAGGTGGTGCCGCGCGTGCGGCAATATGCGGTGCCTGCTTGTGCGTCATTGGGCGTTGGCGAGTTGCCGTCGCATTCACACTCCTTCACCAGTCCCGGCCACACCCATAATTACAGTACCGCGCGCACGGTGCGCGAAGTCGATTATCAGATTTTCGATGGCGTTGCGTTTGTCCCGCTCGAAAGCGAAGCCGGGCAGCGCGTCATCTCCGACCTTTCATAGACACGTCCGCCGCGAACGACATCGCGGCACACGTCCCGCGACCTAACGACACTGGTCGCCCCCTGTGAGCGGGGATCGGCTCACTACGCCCGCCTTGCGCGAAAGCTAAGGCCACGTTGCCGGATCACGACAAATCCGGGGAGACCGACATTGACTGACACGACCCAAGGCCAAGACACGCCACAGCAACCGGCAAACGACAACGATGCCGCGTTGTTTCGAGAGGTGCTTGATGCGCCGACGCTCGAAAAATTCGAGAACCCGAAACTTCCCCCGGAACCCAAACCCGGACAGCAGCAACCGGGACAACAGCCGGGGAAGGTAGCCAACGACAACGCGCAACAGCCGGACGCGCCAGTGCCTTCGGGGCGCTTCCGCGAGGAAAGCGAAGCGCGCCGCCGGGCAGAGCGGGAGCTTGAACAGGTTCGGGCGCGGCTCGCCGCGTTTGAGGTACAGCCACGGCAGCAGCAACAGCCGGAAAAGAAGCTCGACGTTTTCGACAACCCGTCCGGTTTCGTGCAGCAGGAAATCAAGCCGCATCTGGAACAGATGAACCAGCAGTTCCAGATGATGCGCGAGATGATGTCTGCCGACAACGCGACGCGACTATACGGCGAGCCATCGGTGACGGCGGCGCGCGCTGCCCTTGAACAGGGCATGGCGCGTCACGATCCGCATGCGTGGGCGACCTACAACCGTGCGATGGCGTCGCACGATCCCTATGGCGTGATTACTCGCGCGCATATGGACCGTCAGACGCTTACCGAAATCGGCGGCGATCTCGAAACCTACAAGAAGCGTGTCTTGGAAGAAGCCTTGAAGGACCCTGAATTCCACAAACAGGTCATTCAGGCGGCCAAGGGTCAAGCGGCGGCGAATGGTCAGCAGATCAATCGCCCCGGCGTCATTCAATCGAAAGTCCCCACCTTGCCATCGCTCTCGGACATTG